TAGCTATCGCAGAAGGAGACCCAGGCAGGGCCCTTGCCGTGCAGTCCGTGCCGGTGGCCACCAGATCAATACTGCGATGGCGCGTGGTCGATGCGGCGTTAATCCCTAGAGAGTACTATTCGCTCGACGAGCACAGAGTATCCGCGGCCGTCAGGGATGGCGACGCTATCCCGGGAATCGAAACCTACTATGAGGAGACGGTCATTGCGCGATAAACCAGACGTCGTGGGTGCTCAGGTGGCAACGGGCGATGGGGTTTGAGGTCCGCAACCCTGCGGAGGTTGACGGAGGTCAGAAGCGTACCTGGTCATGGTACATGCGTCGAGCATTGGAGGAGGGGCAGGCATGATCACACTAGCGCAGTTGGACGTACGGCAGGATCGGCTGGCTACGCACTAGAGGCGCGGCTCGGGCCAGCCGTGGCCGGAGCGCTGATCTACTGGGCGTCGGCCGGCTACGTGCCAGATTTTTACGCGTCGACTGCCGACGCGCTAGCGGACCTGCGACAGCGCGCAGGAGGTGCCCAATGACCGCCGGAAGTCTGCGCGCCATGCTGCTCCAGGTAGCGCCGTTCGTCTCGCGCGACGAAACGCGAGTACACATGACGGGCGCGGCCGTAGAGGTGCGCGACGGCCGCACGCTGCTCATCGCCAGCGACGGCCGCCGGCTCGCGCTTGCGGAGCGCAGCGGCGAGCTGGCGATCGACGCGCCGCACGGCCTTGGGCTGCTGCCGGCCGATACCCTGACCGCCCTCTGCGTCGGGCTCGCGACCGTGCACGCGGCTACTGAGGTACGCCTCGCGGCGCCGACCGCTGAGGGCCCGGTGGCGGTCTACGCCAGCACCGCGGTGCTGGCGAGCGGCCCCGGCATCGAGGCGAAATTCCCCGACTGGCGAGCGGTCATGCCGCCAGCGGTGGCGAGATTCTGCGCAGCCGTCGACAAAAAGAGCTTGACCGCGGCGCTGAAAGCTGTGCTCGCCCAGAAAAAAGCGGTGCTCGCGTCGCAGCTCGCCGGAGAGATTGGCGCGTGCAAGACGGGCGCTGAGCGGCGCGAGCTGCGCCAGCTGCGCCAGCGCTTCGCGGCGCAGCGCGAAATGCTGCGCCTGTCGCTGGCGCCCAATGGGGTCCGCGTCGACGCTGAGGGATGTGACACCGTGTCGGTACCGTGCGACCTAGCATGCCCGGGCGCTGCGCGTCTGACCATCGGCGCGAATGGGCGGTACCTCCTGGACGCGCTAGCCGTGATGCCGGGGCGCACGGTGCATGCGCATTTCACCGACGAGTACAGCCCTATCCTATTCGCCGACGCAGCGGAGAAGGCGGATCGGTCCATCACCGTCATCACCATGCCGTGCCGCCTAAATGCATTTGCCTGGCGTACCAGAGTGAGAAGGAGCGCCGATGAAACGACCTGAACTGTCTGGAATGCACGACCCGCCTACTGAGCCCTTGCCGGCATTGCGCGGGCAGCGCAACGCACGCTATTGGCCGACCGAAAAGGCGGATGCGCTGCCGCTCCGCTTGCGGGCGCGAACCGAGTCACACGAGGCGCAAGACCTGGCCCACTGGCTTCGCAGTCGGACCGGGCTAGTGTTCCTGCATGTCCCCAATGAAGGCGTGCGGACGGCGCAAGCGGCTGCCAAGGCCCGCCGGGAGGGCCTGGCCAAGGGAGCGCCGGACTATCTGGTTTTTACGCCAGCGCCTGCCGCCCCTCGAGGGGCGGCAGTGGAGCTGAAACGCGCCCACGCACCAGGCGCTAGAGCCCGCGGCGCTACGCCGCACCAGCGCTTGTGGCTGCAACAGCTAGAGACGCTGGGCTGGCGCGTCAAGGTGGCGTACGGCGCGCGCGACGCCATCGCATGGTTGACCAAGCTGGGGTACTAGCGCCGCGCGTCGCGCCCGCTTCCTCCGTCTCGCCCATCGATTGGCACACACTCTAACCGTCGCCCCTTCTCTCCTTCGTGCAGTCGTGTCAGCGAACCTCGCGGGCAGATTGGCGCGCATTCGTAGCCGGTCGCGGTCGCGCGTTCGACGTTGCCGGTTTCGGTCAGTACCGACACCGATCCCGTGGTCTGTGTACTGACCGACGCCTTGCGCGGGTATGTGCCTAGCGGACAGTCCACCGATGCAGCACACCCGATTCCCAGGAACAGAATGGCCAGTAGTGCCAGCGTAGTTAGCGCAAGCGCGACGGCTAGCAATCGGTCACGAGTCATCGGCAGGCGCCTCCGCGAGCCCCAGTAGATCGGCGATCGTTTCCGCCGCTTGCGCAGCCAGGCGATCGTTTTCGATCGTCTCGTTTGCCGTCTCTGTCGCATGCGCGAACGGCCCCTTGCTGACAGCGTCGAGCACGAATCGACAGGCCGCTACCTTGTGCTGATCCTGCCCAGCGGCCATGACGATCTTAGCCACGTCGAGCGCCATCAAGAATAGCTCAAGCGCGCGCTGTTTGCCCTCCTTGACCAAGTCCTGCGCGTCACGAGGCGGGCCGGCGAGCGCGGTCATACGACAATTGTTCCATCTGCGATTCGCTGCGCTCTGATCTCCTGCGCAGTCGCAACGCCGCGGTCAATATAAATCGCGTCCGCATCTGCGTTGGTTTTCCTGGTGGCGGCTAGCTCTTGATCGCTACGCGCCCATAGCGGATTCCATTCAATTGACCATGTCGGGACGATCATGCCGAGCGCCGCGAACATGGGCGCCAGTATCCGGTTCAGCGCAGGGGTCAACCTGTTGCGCTGCGCCCATCGCACAGAATCGTAATAGGTCCTGATTGGCCCCTCGTTCGTGCCTGTGTTCAGCCCGCCTGGTGACGTGCCTGTGAGAATCTCTCGCGGGATATCCGTGCTCATGACGACCGCTTCGACCGCGCGCTCTTCGACCTCTTTGAGCCCCTGCATCGGTCGCGACGAGACATCGAAAGAATCGTCCCTGTCAATAGCTAGCCAGTGAAGGTTGTCCACCTGCCGTTGCAATTCCAGCACTGCCGCTTTCGCTTTGGCCTTGTTCTCGGGCCCGCCGAGTAGTGCCTTGCCAAGCCCGCCTATGCGCATAACTGACACTGATACATTGTGCGCCAGCGATTCCATATACGCTCGTACCATGCCCAGCCTGCGGAGGTCTACGTATGATGCATTCAATTCAGACAGCCCCCAACCTTTCGTTGTCTCTAGCATGCGCCGAGGAACAGGCACGCCGTCGAATCGGATCACGCGCGAGGTGTGCACCAACTGTTGGTTGAAGATGCGGTAGCCGTCTGGATGCGTCCACGCTCGCGAGCCTGTGGCATTGCCTGCTACTGGCACAGCATCGGGCGACGCGACGATCTCGAACCCGGTAATTTCTGAAACCGACTCGGGTTGTAGGGGCGCAGTCGCTGGCCCGTCGTCGGTCAAGAGCACGACCAGTGCGCCGCCGTAAAGGCGTGCGGTCTTGGCGCCCTCGGCGAGGGTCGCCAGCACTTCCAGATCTTCCAGCGCTGATTCGATCTGCTCTAGGTTACTGACCACGTTTGTCGGCAGGTCCAGGAAATGGAATCCCTCGCGCACGCCGTCGTCTGCGGGCCGGTCGACAATGCGCCGGGCCAAGGCCGATTGCGTGTAGAGAGCCTCGAGTTCTTCGGGCGGTATCGGCCGACGCGAGCGCATGCGCGAGTAGCGGCTCTTGTCCTGGCCGTAGTCCTCAATCCCTACCTCGGTCAGGCTGTTGCCCCAACCTGCGAGAGCGAATTTCTCTGCGCTCGCTGGCGCCGACGGCGGGCCCTGCCCCTTGCGCTTGCGTGTCATGCGTATGCCCCGATCGTTTCGTTGCGGTCAGGCTCTGCCGCGTCCTGCGTCTGGCCCAGCCCTGCCAATTCTGCGACGGCGAAAACAAGCGCATCCATACGGTCGGGCGACGCCAGACTAGAGCCCGGCCACCACTGCGCCGCCTGTTGCTCTAGCGCCTGGAATGCGCCGACATGGTGCACCAGTCCTCGGCGATACAGTTGCGCCACAGGCTCCGCACGTGTTAGTTTACCGTGCGAGGACCAGATCAATTTGACAGGCACGTCTCCGGGGCCAGCCGCTTTGATCGCCATCTCGACGAGCTTGCCGCCGTTGTTGCGCTCAGCGACTATTAGGTCTGCGCCGTGCGTCTCGAACACGCGGCGAACTTCGGACGCCCAGACGAGCGGATCGCCAGAGCACGAGGCATCGGCGAGCACGTGGTAATGTCCGTTCGCCGTCTGCGCCACGACTACGATACCGCACTGGTTACCTTGCGCAGAGTCTCCGACTACGCCAGGGTCAACGCCTATCACTTTGCGTACGATGTTCGTAGGCGTTTCATGCAACCGCCCCGCAGCGAACCAATCATGACGGAACAGCGCGCGCGGGTTGTCCCGCACTATCTCGCCCATGATCTCTTGCCGCCAAAGCGGTGAGCCTTGTTCGTACTGGTCTTTCATTTGCTCGAGATATGCCGGCGCCAGCGCATCGTTGTCGAATAGCGTGCCGCGTGTGACGATCGCGCGCTTGCGCTGCATCAGCCAGCCCAGGAATGACAGCGGCAGGGGAGTGCAGGTCACGATCGCGCGGGGGTTCGCGCCGCGCCTGAGTGCAGGAGCAATGCCCTCGCACCACGCCCTCTCAGGATCTTGCCATGCGGTTAGCTCTTCTGCCCATAGCCTCGAGGCATTGAACCCGCGAAACGCGTCAGGGTCCGAGCCTGAGACGCACACGCCCACTACCCCGTTGGGCCATCGCAGGATGCCGCGCCCGTTGGCGGGGGACCACTCCGGGCGGAAGTTGCGGTGCGCCAGGGCCAGGATGCCAGAGTCTTGCGCCTCGACGATCTTGTGCCGTACGTCGCCGTAGTTTGGCCCAGCGATGAGGATCACTCCTGACCCGATGCTCCGACGATCCCGAGCCCAGCGATGCACCAGCGACGCCGCCGTGCGCGTCTTCCCCCAACCGCGCCCGGTGATCAAAAGCCAGAGGTAGTAATCGCCCTCCACGCCCGGCGTAAGCGTCGGCTCGTGCTGCTCGGGGCGCAACCAAAACTCCGCGGTCTGCGCTAACTCCAAACGTAGATTTGGCGATAGCGTGGCGAACCATTGTCGCCGGAATACCGGCGACATGGCGCGAAGCATCTGCGCTGGCGATTGCGCTGCCACTTATTGCGCACCCATTACCATGATTGACATTTCGATGAACAACCCGGCCGTGGTCAAATCTATTACGCCGCTATCGCCGATCAGGTCGAATGCAAACACGGACGCCGTCTGCCCTACGCTCACGCGCAGCGATACTCTTGCTATGATAGGCACGCCGCCGATGCTGGACCTGGTCATGAGGGGAAATATCACGTAATTCGCGGACCCCATCGGGTCAGTAAATGTCACCTCGATTTCGGTGGAGCTAATAGCCGTCGCGCTAGCGATGTTCGTAGAGCCGTCGAATATGATAGCGATTGTGCCTGCCGTATTAGTCAGCTTAGCAATCGCCTTGGCTGTGTTTTTCGGCGTGACGGTGTTAGTGAAGCCCGTAGCGGGGTTTGGATTTTTGTCGCTACCGTCCAATCGCAGCGACGGAAAGCCGTCGGCCCAGCCCGCCGAGTTGTGCGTCCACGGCGTAGTGGTTGTTACCTTGCGGTAGACCTCGAAGATCCCTCGACGGTTGACCCACAAGCTGGCCGTTTGAGCCGTGCTAATGGCGTTCCATTTCAGCGCAGATTCTGACCATTCGCAGTTGAACGCCACCGCGTACCCTATGTCGAATCGGTATACCTTGACCTGATTCGCCTCTGCGCCAACGGCTATATTGGGTATGTCGCAGACGAACGTAAATTGCGCCGAGTCGTTATCGTGCTCTACCACTAGCCGCGCTTCGTCAGAATCAAACGCACCAAACGGAAACAGTAGCGGTTGCTCGACCGAAATCTGATCGTTCAGGTAGCCGCGCAGCGTGTCGACCAGCAACCTAGGGAAGGTAAGCCCATTATCGACGTCGACGATCGGCCACGCTTGCGCCCACGCGGCGTGTGCCCAAGTGCCCGTCGGAGTAATTCTGCGCAGAACGTTCAGCCCGGTCTTCGAGAATTGGAACAGTACGGCAGGGGTCGCGGTGTTACCGTCTGCGGACCATACGTCAGTGGACGGCGCCCACAACGCGTTGAACGCAACCTCTAACCCCTCGGCTAGGGAATAGTAGACGTGGATCTTGTAGCCGCCGTTGGCGAACGAACTAATCGGCGTGCGGTCTTCGGTTGCGTGGCGCGCGAACAACAAACGCGCCAGTGTGACCGATACCGTAGCCGGCCAAGACAGTTGCGACAGTACCGATATTGCGCCTGCGAACCCGGAGCTAAGCGTGGTCGCGATCAACGTCTGGATCGTCAACGCGCCAGTAGCGTACGTCAGAAGGGACTTGGTCCAGCCAGTCGGGGCATCCAGCGTGTCGGACCATGCGGCGTCCTCCGTACTCGCCTTAACCGCTAGCACTGGGCCAGCGACGGACATGCGGAGGATATGAGCATCAATGCCGGCCGTGTGCTTAGACCACAGATCGGTAGCGTTGTCCCATGATGCGTTTGCCACAAAGATCAGCGTAGGTACGCGATCGACCCAAATGCCTACCTTCGTTCCTACAAGTACAACTTCTAGGACATTGACCTTGTCACTGACCGCTGCACCTGCGCCGACGAATAGCGGAATCAGAATGCGCGGCAGAAGCGCGAACGCTTCGGTGATCATGCTCTGCCCGAGCGTGACCGCCTTGCCGAACGTCTGATCTACCGTCCATAGTAGATCGTGGTTTGCCAGGTCATCTAACCACTGCAACCACTTGCCCGTGTAGTGTAGCGGGTAGTTGATTTGCTCTGGCGTGACCGGCGTACCGGGCGTTAACCCATTGCCTACATCTGCAATGGGAAGCTTAGTGGCTTCGCCGGTGCGGGGGCCAGTGTCGTAATTGTCATTCGTCGCGATGTCGAAAAGTACTGTCGGCTTAGTTGCCATAATATCCCCTTAACAGTCGCGACCTTCGCCGCCGATCACAACGTGTGTTCCCCACGTCGACACGTCGGCAATGAATGAGCCTGGATGATCGCTACCCCATACGCCAGTGTCTGCGATTGGCGCCCCCGCGTGGTCGCTATCCCATAGGGAATTGTCGGCCAGTTTGTATAGTACATGCCCTAACACGCCAGCGTACGCAGCGCGGCAAAGAAAGTAGGCCAATAGATCAATCTCATCGAGCGGCACACCCTCTGCGGACAGCACGTATGCGTACGGTGGAGCATTGTGCAAATTGATCAACGTCGAGCCCGGCTCGCCCCCTACGAACGTGCGTACGATGCTGACCAGGTTCTGAGTTGTGCCTGTCCAATTACCTGTCTCTGTCTTTGACGATAGCAGTAACTGGATCTGGATATTTAGAAAGACGCGGTACCTGGCATCGCCGAATCCACGACGCGGCAGATTTACTATGCTGCCAATGACGTCTAGCTGTGCGCCTGTCGATGTGTCGACGTCGTACGCACCAGGCAAATTGCGCACGGTATCGATATGGCGTAACCAGCGTTCGGCGAGGAGGAAGATCAGGCATCGAAAATTTCTTGAACCTGGCGCCTCTAGTGTTTTCTCGCCCCCCTCCGTGTCATCCATTTGGACGAGCACGCGATCGTCAATGTCCCCTGCCCCGGGCGCAAATCCGGTAAGGTCACTATCCGCGCCGCCGCAACCCTCGACGATATCGCCGTGTAGCAGAAGTAGCAGCACGGACGGCTACAGCAATCCGAGCGACACCAACGCGGCGCGGATGAGTGGGCCCTTGATCGTGCGCTTAGTGACCTCGTATGGGTGCAGACTGTCCGGAGAAAACGCCGTGTCGATCGTGCCGCTGCTATCTGTGTCGAGGTCATCGCGAGCGTCCACCGTGGCATCGGAGTCAAACGGCGCGGGACCGCCTCCTAGGATCGCAGTCTGCATAAGCGCATGCTCCGCTTGCAGCGGTGCGCTTAGCGTGGCGTTGCTGGGATTCATGGTGACCCATACGATCTTTGCCGTCGGGTTGGTGGTACGAATGTTCGCCAGCCATGCCGAGTAGAACGGCTCTATGATATCGAAATCTCCGACACTGACGATATCGTTATGGCCAAGCCCGTCGAATATGATGGCCTTGACGGTGGCGTCTTTGCCCTTGTGGGGACCGGCATCCCATAGGGCGCGCTGATTGACCACGCCACCGCCGGCAAGCGCGTAGTTGGCGATGCCTGCACGATCGAGCGATTCTTGCGCCGTGTAGATGTAGCCCCCGGTCGGAGGCACGCTGTTAAACGTGCCGCTGGTAGAGTCTCCAATGACGACAAACTCCTCGGGGTCAATATCGGTGCCAGCGGGCAGACGCTGCATGCGCGGTACGATACGTTCCATAGGTTCGGCGTTTGCCGCGTCACTGCCAGGATGGATCGCAGTAGGCGCGGAGTTAGCACCGACGCTGGCCACGTCGGCAACGGCGTTGATGTCGACGCATCCGGCAACGTACGCGCGGACGATTGTGCGATTGGCGGTAGGGTCGTTGCGCATGCGAAACCGTATCACTTGGTCTCCGCCGAGAATGCCAAGGCCCACGACTCCGCTCGTGAGACCGGCGGTTACTCCAGCGACCTTGGCCAGCCACCCCTTCTTCTGCATGTCGATGGACCATTCCCCGTCGGGCGTAGCCATTGTGATGACGCGGAGCTTTTGGTTGTTCGCATCATCCTTTGTGAATCCATCAAGGCTCTTGACACGGGAGTCTACTAGATCGATCTGAACATCGATCGTACCATCGCCATTCAGCACGGTACCCATGATCTGCGAAGCAAACGCGCCAGACACCGCAGTGTGCAGCGACGGGAGCACAGTTGCTGTGTTTGGATTGTCAAACGCTGGCGGTAGGTCGGAGAACCTGGACATGTACGCACCGATTAGTGCGAACAAGAATGACCCATTGCCTGCAAAGAACGACACTGTGCCACCGCTATAGTAGTCGACGGCAGGGGCACTAGCTGGCGGTTGGCCAGAGCAGAACAGGCGCATGCATGCGCGGGTCTTCGCGCGTGCCGCATCGCCAATCACGATGCGCCGCCATGCGCCGCCTGATAGATATGACCGCGCTTGGTTGACGTTGCACGACGGAGAGACAGAGCCAGGGCCATTGGCTGGCGGGTCGAGGGGATCGTCCTTAACCCAGATCGTAACGCCGCACATGCGACCGACCGGGGTAAATGTTCCGTCGGGCAGATCGACCCAAAAACCGCCATTGGGATCGACTTGTGTGGCGCTTCCGGCCGCGCCATCTGGGCCGACTCCATACCCGTCTGTGATTACCTCGGAATTGACGAATCCGATGGACCCCACAAATAGCGCCTCCATGTTGCGAGGCGCCTCGTTAGTAGTTTCGAGATTGGCCAGCCACAGCCCGCGCACTTGGCGCCAATCGAACGTAGGCCCGTTGCCTGTCACGATCGCTGCGGTAGCTGCCGTGAGCGCTACCGCGCGCGAGGGCAGTGCAGCGCCGTAGGTCTGCACCAGCCCGGGCGGAAGCGCAGCCACTGCGGGATCGTCGAAGCGGTAGCGGAATACTAGCAGCGTGAACGCCGGCCCGTCGTCGCTCCCGAGCGGAGCGGTTACCGAGATCACGCCGACCTGGCAAACGCCTTCCGGAACCGTCACCAGTAGGTCGGCGCCCGACGGTGCGAACATGGCAGCAACGCCGCACACCGTAACCGCAGTGACTGCGGTTAGGTTATCGCCGCTCACCGTGATCACATCGCCTGGCACGCCGTTGTCGACGGAGTAAGCAGCGATCAACGGCGGCCCGCCAAACTCGCTAGTGTACGGTGCTACGCCCGGTGCGAATAGCCCGGTACCGACAAAGCCCCTGGTGATGCGGCTCATGGCTAGCTATCCACCGACGTCGACTTGCTGACACTCACGTCGACGGCGCCAGCTCGAATAGCGTTGATCGCCTGGCGTGTACGGAACTTCCCTGCGAAGCCTTTTGGAAGTAGGAAGCTGGTCGCGCCAGCGGCTGCGCCGAAAGCGATCCTGATGCCAGTGTCCGCGTCAGGCGGCACCACGACCCATGCCGTCCGTGCGGCAGCGGCTGCCGCAAATAGCTCCGCGGATGCGGCGCCCACCGGCTGGTCGGCGATGTTGGTAAACGTCTGCTCCGGCTCGGACACAGGCATCGGCGTAGTAGCAGATACCATGGTGCCAACGCCGTCGCCGCCGAACGTGGGCTTGACGAGCTGATGATGGACGGTACCGACCTGAGTAGTAGCGACTACTTGACCAGTGCCTGGAAGCGTAACGTTGTTTGCCATTGGCGGCTGCTCCTTGGCTGCGTATGCGCCACTACGTCTGCACCACTACGATCCTCGATGAATCGAATACCGGTAGCTGTCTAATGCCGATGCTGCGCTTGCCCGTCGTGAAGAGTGCATCTCCGACCCGACGGCCAGACGAGATCACTTGATCTACTCCAGTGATTTGCCCTGAGGTAACAAGCTCGCCGACTGCGGAAGTGTAGTCCCACATCCGCACGTCACGACCAATGACCTCGTGTCGAGACTTCGCCACGTCCAGCACGTGGGCCTTCACTATTGCTTCGATGTTAGGCGTGATCGCAATCTCAGACGTCGACGTTACAAGGTTGATGGCCAATTCAATTTGTACATCCGCGACCAGATCGAATGCTACGGGATGCGCCTTGCCCTCGGTATCGACAGAGGTGCCTACCTCGTCAGTACCGTACGCCTGGCCACCTGCGCCGAGCGCTTTGAAGATCGCATCAAAGATCTCTTGCCGTAGCTCGGCGCTCGGAGGATTAGGATCAGTACGCGCGACGACGTTGAACGCCTTGAAGGGGATGCCATCAGCGTCGGCGGGCTGCGTCGCTGGATTGTGGTACGTACGTGCGAACACGACTCCGACCACGCGAGATACCAGCGCCGTGATCGTCGATAGTGGGCCCTGCCCGGTGGCGAACAGCTCGCGTTGCCGGCGCACACGGAAATCGGGATCGCTTTCTACTACTGCCCCGAGCACCGCATCTTCGGCGTTCTGGATATCGTCGAGCCCGGCGATAAAGTCGACCTGTTCCCAAGCGGAGCCTGCAAGCGCAGGGACGGGGCCCGTGTCGACGCTGCGGAAGGTGGCCTGTACGTCTTGCGGGAACGGTCCAGCCGCCGTGTAGGGCCCATCAACGGCGGCCCATTCGGTACCGGTGGAGCTGAGCTTGACCAGGTTCCCGTCTACCACAGAACCGGCGGAGGTAAAGGTTAGGGTCAGTACGACCGACGAGCCGTAAGCCGCGCGACGCCGCGAGCCGGTCAAGGCCGATCGCTGGTCTAGCTGCACGCCACGCGCAGCCGCCGGATCCCATGCGCGATGGCCGTCAAGAGTGACCTGTTGGTAGGTGGCCATGTACTCACTGAGGATGTCCACCAATTGCCCATTGATCGACTCCGTCGCATCGTCCATGTCATCGCCGAACGCCAGCCGGATACGCGCTAGCAGCGCGGCACGAGCCTCCGCTTGCGTCTCGGTCAATAGCCCTGCGTCGGTCAAAACGAACGGCATCTATGGCGCCTCGCCAAATACCGCAGCAAGGATTCGCGGCAGTACCTCGTCGCGCCACAAGGGTCCCGGATCCTCGCGATTCTGTGAATCGAAATCCACGTGCCCGTACGAACACGCTGCGCGGTCCCATCCGTACGCTTCTACCTTGGCTTGCAGCAATCGCGTAGCAGACTCCTCTTGCTCCGCTGTGAACTTGTCAAACACGCCGCCAAATTCTGCATGGCCTGCGCGATCGTCGGAGATCAGACAATTGGGCGATGGGGTCAACTGACCTGCGATGCGATACGGCCAGCAATACCACCGGTCGTTTATCGATTTCAAACGACCTGCATTTTCCATCTCTGTACCTACAGTGCAGCGATTGACATTCCCCCAGTGCCTACCGCCGACGTCGCCCCCGCGACCGACATGCCACGCGCCTTTGAGGTAGCTCACAGACTGGAAGATCGTACCGTCTTTGGCGATCCAATCATGCGCGCTAACCTGCCTACCGCCGCGCGACGCTACGCGGTCAACTAACGCAGCTAGCGCATGATCTGGATGATCGAAATCGTACTCTTCGTTTCCATCGCCCTGTCCTGCGGTGTAGTGCCAAACCTGTGCAATAGGTTGCGGCACGTCGAGCGCGTAATACTTCATCGACGGCACGACTATAACGCGGGGGTCGTTGCCGTCGGCTATTAGCATTCCGCCAGCGTCGATTCTCATGGCACAAATCCAGCGCCAGGTGGCAGCACTTTGGCAATCTCAATCGGCACGTCAAGCGGGTCGCCGTCGTCGCCTACTATTCTGGCAGTGCCGCTCAACACACGTGTGCGCGGTACGAATGTCAGAGACATATCGTCCACACGCTTCACGCCTTGCGTGTTTAGCACGTGCTGTTCCATGATCGCACGTGCCGCGGTAGCATTGACACCTTTGACAAACACAGCTTGTGTCCATGGCATGCCGGCCAGACGATTGTATCTGCTCTCGCCTAGGAATGTACGCGTGCGCATTTGCACGCGCTGCGCAATAGCAGGTCGACCGCGTACGATCGCGTAATCGCGTTTGCCGTTTGGCTTATCGACAATAGCCATGTCATAGCCAATGCCGCCGTTGTCTAGCGCGAAGTCGCTCACGTTGCATCCTGCGCTGCGGGTGTCATTTCGCCAGCACTGTATCAGCGCCCATGTCTTCGGCGGGGTGACCGTTCACGTACGCCTTGGCGCCTGCGATTGCGGCCGCGCCGCCGTCACCAGCAACTGGAGCCATGGCGTCGAGCATGCCGAGTAGATAATCCCGCACAAGCCCAGCGAGTGCAATAGGTTCCTGCGCATCTCGACCCAGCTTGACCTTGGGGCCATGCAACACCGCAGCCTCGGTATCTGCGGCGGGCTGGATGACACCCTTGTCCGGGCACAGCCCAGGGTAAAAATTCCCGTCGACGAGTTGGTGCAGTAGCCCGAGAAGTGGGTCAACTGGCTTGCCCTCTTTGCGCCAGCGAGTCAGCGACCGGTCGGAGACGTGCAGCTCCCCTGTGTCGCCGGGCGCCAGGGGAAGGGTCAGGTAGCCGGCCTTTGTCGACGGCCAACAGACGCGCAATCCGGTCAACCGCATGGGCTCTAGCACGGCGCTCATGTCCGCACCTTCGCCGATCGTCGACACAGCGGCTGCGGGCTTCTTACCGTCGCTGGCCTTGACTACGGTCAAATGGTCGACCGTGACGTCCACCGTCTGCGTAGCGGCGTCGTACTTGGTCACGGTGCAAGGCACGTGAGTACGCACTTCCAATTGCACAGCGCGAGTCCATGCCTTGAAGTAGCTTTCGTTCAGCTCATACTCGCCGTCTTCCCCTAACTCCGGCTCGTATGTTCCTGTCCGTTGTTCGGCCATTGCTATTTCTCGCCACCGACTGTGGGCTTACGACCTAGAATAGTCATAAGCGATTTGCTCTCTGTGTCTCCTTCAAATTCGACCTTCTCGACGCGCAGCGGTGCGCCTGTCACTACCTGGTTATCCTTGTCGTACACGGTGACCGGCCCGCCGGGCAAGACCGCAGGGTTGGCCAGCGCCTTGATCTTGATATTGCCGTCGTCTTTGACCTCGTACGTCAATAGCCCAGACTGCGGATTGAGTACGACGTGTAATGCCTCGCTATTGATGCCGCGGTCGTATATTACGATCTTACCGTTTTGGATACTCCACGACAGGTTCAATGTTTCAAACACAGCATCAAGAGTCTTCTTTGGGTCCGTACCGCCGGCAGCGACACGAAAGAAATCTAACGGCAGCTTCTTGGCAGCTTTCGCTATAACGCCGATCTGTTTGCTGGTCAGTGGACCAATCTTCAGTATGCCGACGTGTTTAGCGATGATGGCCCCGGCGGCTGCTAGACTATTCGTGCCATCGCCTTTAGGGATATCGCTCTTCTCTACACCGTCGAGCACGCGAAGGAACGTGATGGCGTCCTTGCGGTCGCCTGCCTTGGCGCTGCGCTCTGCTTCGACGTGCTTCACCCGACCTTTGAAAACCTGCATGACCTGGCCATCCCAGCCGATGGACAATCGCACCTGGTAATCCAGGGTCGGGATACCTGGCGGCTTGGATGCGTATGCCTGTATCGACTTGCGTACGTCGGGCGGTAGATTGTAGATCGACAATTCCATGGTGTCGGCTTCACTCTTGTTAGTCTTCTTGATCTTCCATTCGACGAATAGCCCGTCATCCTTCAGTGCATTGACGAAGACCTTCGGCACGGTACCGATTTCGACGGCCGCAGAGACGTTCAGAAATCGCGTGAACGGCACTTGTGCAGCGGCGGCCACTATGCTTCCAACGTCGACGCCGCTAGGTCGACATACACCAGCGAGTACCTGCCATCGGCAAACCCCGTATCGTCAGGGTCCGCGTCGGAATTGTTCCTATCCAGCACCCACAAGGGGCCAGGCGGTACGTCGAGGTGACGAAACGGAAACAGCAAGTCCAGCCCAGTAGCGATACCGATGCCTGCAATGACAGGCGTGCTGGGATCGGTGCCGATGTTCATGAACCAGCCACCCTCGCTATTGGTGTAGAACGAAAAGAACCAGGCACGATCGCCTAGTCTGATCGTCGCATCGAAATGCGTGACCTTGTGGTCAGGCTGCACTGGTAAAGAGATTAGCTCGAACGTGATCGGCGTGGCCACTTGCTCTAGCCCCCCGACGGATTGGATATAGGCCCGATGGGCGATGGCGGTATGCCCGCCGTACCGCTAGGCGTAGCCGACGCTGCAGACGAGGCACCGGCAGCCTGCCCTCCGCCAGCGGCTGCATTGTTGCCAGGCAGTTGGTTAGGTGTGTCGGCCTGAATGGCAGGACCCACAGAGGGCTTGACGATCCTCGCCTCTTGGAAACTCACAACCACGTTCGACGAATCGCCATCGTCCGGTTTCCAACTGCGCTTGATCGATTCGATGAATCCTCGAGCCATGGCGTAGCGAGGAGTCACTACCATGACCGGTTGTCTGTCGTCTGCGATCTGTTGCAAGTGCCGTAGCCTGATCAGGTCGATTCGCAATAGCCCGAGCGGATTTGGCAACGCAGTGAACGGCAACGGGAATAGCGACGGTATTGGTAGATTCGCAGATAACGTGCCGCTAACAGTCAGCTTGCGCAATTGCTTGTGCACGTTGCTGGTTGCGTCGCTGATGTCCTGCAGCGCGTGCGTAGTCAACGCATAGCTGTGCTCTATCAGCTCATCATCGATCATGTCGAACGTGACCCGCAGCGGCGTCACGCCCGGCACCAAATCGATCAATGGCTCCAGCGGCACGGTCCCCGTGAACGGGTCGAGCCGAAAGATCGAACACGTCGAGGCGCCCAGCACTCCGCCGAGGGGGGAGACCTCGAAGAGGGCCCCGACACCTACTGTGATCCCCAGTGATGCGGTCATGGCGCGGCCGAGCGGCCGACCTTGCGGACCTCTTCACGTGTCCGCTTGTGTTCGGCTGTAGCGCTAGCGCGGCACTCGGACAACGCCTCCCTGGTACGCGCCTCTGCGGCCTGCAGGTCAGCCCTGTACTGCGCCTGCGCGGTCCAATGCATGTAGCCGATCGCAAGCGCAAGGATGAGGGGGATCAACCCCAGGCGGTTGGCCTTGTCGAGGGTGTCCAGCCACTTGCTCGCCCCTTCTGTCGAGCCAGGCGCGCCGTCGCTCATTTGCCCCTCGCGCCTACGGCCGTCAACAAACGTTGCTCGATGCGCTCCAGCAATGCAGTCTGTTTTTCTAACGCCTTGATCAAGGCGTCGCGGTCATCCCTCTGTGCCTTAGTCAACTTGTCGACCTGCTGAGAGAAATGCATGCGCACCGCGGCAGAATCTTGCCGCACGTGATTGTGGTAGCCTACCGCCAACGCTACAGCCACGCCGAACGCCACAATAGGAAACGCTAACTTATCGACGATGTGCGCCCAAGTGCCGATAGTATGGGGGAACAAGTCACCAGCTTCGCCGTTGACCTGCTCCACTGCCATCGCTCTGATACGCCGCTCGGTAGGCTCTTTGCCGGGTACGGCCATTAACGCACCACGCTGCCGACTGGAGCATTCAACGCGGTTGCCTTTTGGAATGCGCCTTTGATACGCGCTGCGCTCTCATCCCCCGCCGCGCGCGGATCGGTAGAGGTAATGTTCTGCGTCACGATGAAGCTAAAGTAGTCGATCGCCACCGTCGGCTTGATGTCTTTGCTTGACGGCGTCTGCGACGCTAGCGTTTTAACGTCGGCGCTCGGGTCCTCGCCGCTCGACACCTTGATCAAAAACTCCTCTAGGCTGATCTTGCTGGTCGGCTCTTTCCTCTTCGGGCCCTTCTTATCCTTCCCTGCGCGCAGCAATTCCAGGCGATCCCGCAATAGCTTGTTCTGTCGCTCTGCGAAATCTTTTCGTCGGTCCTCTAGCACACGTCTGCGGATCTCGGTCAACGAGACGCCGCCCACTTCGACCTCCTCCCCAGTCGGTACGCCGCCGACGATGCGCGGCGTAGCGCGCCCTAGCTCGCGTTCGTCGCGCCGCTCGGCACGTTTGGCGATATCCTCTTGGCCCTTCTGAGATTTCTCAAGCGCCTTGATCTTGAGCACGAAATCCGGTGTCAACGCCTGGTCAATGCTCTTGATGGCAGCGGCCACCGCGCGACCTGCATCCACTACCGACAAAAAGAAGCCCGCCATGTCTTTCATGGCACTACCGATTTCTTTCAACTTGCCCGGCAGCTCTTGCCGAATGAGCGCAGCGTTTTCTTTCACCCACGCCGCGGCGCTATCCGCAAGGTCTTTGATATGGGGCACAAGGTCTTTTACAACGTCGCCCAATACCGTCACAGCCTCGTGGATACGCTCGCGTATAAATGCTCGATTAGTTGCGAGCCATTCATTCATGGCGTCGGTGATAGCCTTTGTAGCGGGCAACGCTGCGTCAAGCGCTGTAGTGCGAAAACTCTTTAGCTGATTCTGCAGTACGCCGTATTCGTCGCTCTGCTTTTCGGCGGCGGCAACAGTGGCGGCGCTAGCTACCTGCGCCTTATCTGCCATCTCCTTGATGCCCGCGCCGCCGTCGGCCAGGAACGACGCGAGCTTATTCCCGGCCGGACCTAGCAGCCGCGTCGTTAAGGCGACCCGCTGTGTTTCGTTATCGACGAGCGCTAGTCGATCGCCAAGCAGCGCCAGTCGATCAGTGACCGACAGGGGCGCAAGCTGTTGGGCGGTCAGCCCCAACAGGGCCAGGTTCTCGACTGTCTTTTTGCCACCGCCTGCAGAAATGGCGAATAGGTCTTTGTTGAGCTTGCTAGACGCTTTGGCCAGGGCGTTGACATCGGTACCGGCCTGTCCTGCAACGAATGTCAGTCGCTGCAATTCTTCGACGCCGATACCGGTGGCGCGAGATTTCTTCGCGACTTTGTCCAGCTCCTCGACGCCTTTGTTGACAGCCTCGAATGCGCCGAACGCCTCGGATTTGATCTTGCCGAGGATCCCGCCGACGCCATCAAAGACCTTCGACACAGCCGCTTTAGCGGCCTTGGCTCCGTCGGTGAACGACTCCATAGCGGTCTTAGCTTCGGAGAAACTCTTGTCTGCCGACGGGCCTACGCCTCTGATCTCCTTCTCCAGCGAATCGATCGTAGCCGTAGCTGCTTTGGCCGACGTAACATCGACGCCAAGCACTACTAGCATTTCGTCGATAACTGTACCGGCCATTACGGCTTACCTAGTTTGCGCGAAAGCTGCGCACGCGCTTGGCGCAATAGCCTGCGCACCTCTGCGTCTGTGCGTTCGACCGCACGAAACGGGGCCGCTAGGCGTAGCTCCGCTAACGCTACGTTCGCCCCGTGCGGCATGCGCCTATTGCGTATAGAGTACATGTTGGACGCCAGCATTCGCTTATGCTGCATGCGCCGTTCATGCTGCGCGCGAAAGCGCAATGCGCGATCGTCTGACGACATGCGGCGAGGCGCGGCCATCTAACCTCGGCTCCTCTTACGCTCATGGTCTGCCACGTTCTTACGGATCGCTGCCTCCCATGACGCGTTGACCTCTCGCATCTCTAGCAGATCGTGCAACCCGTCTACGTCGATGCGAGAGCTTAGCGCTTCGTACGTCGCAACATCGATACCTTCGCGGTTTGTGCACGCTAGATATATCTGATACGGGACGTTGCTCGGCTCAATTCCAACGTGCTTCCCCTGCGCAGGATTGTCGCCGCGAAACGGCTCCCAGGCGGCTAGCGGCTTGCGCCGTCGGGACGGGTAAAACTAACAGAGTATACCCAAGTAAACACCAAGTACATATGAGGCAATCGGCCCATGAAATGGGAATCGAAATGCTCATACACAGATTCGCGCGTCTCGACGTCGCCTATACGTACTTGCGGGGACGATACAGCTTTGAAGCACGAACGTACGAACACGTCAAAATCGTCGGCATGGCCGGTCTGTGCGGCGGCCATAGCCAGCGCCACGCCAAGCGCGGCACCTTTCTTGTCCGACAATTGGCTGCCCAGTTCGGATACGCCCAATGCGCGCAGGAGCAGCCCCACGCCAGCGTCGCCAAATATCTCACACGCTTTGCCCGACATACGCATCGACTGCGTAGCGGGCCATGCGACGGCCTCATACGTCACACTATCGATCACTGTGACGTGCCTACTTAGCGCATCCGTAGCCATGTATCCCTCCGCCCCTATTGCACCAGGAGGCGTCCCCTGTCAGACTGCTAGATGACATTCAAGAGGACGCCCGCATTGCTGACCTTGCGGGTGAAGATCCATTCCCATTCAGACTCGCCAGCGGTAGATCCGCCGCCCTCGTCCGGCACACGAGTAACGCGTGCGTTCTCGTACGTGATCACTTCGCCGCTATTGCGCAGGCGTGTCATAGGTGCAGCGATTGCCCGAGTAAGCTGGTCTACGCGCACTAGGGCTTTAAGCTGCGTATGAACTGGGTGTTCCATCGACACCTTGATCTTGATCGTCCCCCTCGTCGAGGGGTTGAACGACTGCACAGCGCCGCCAACGCCGTTCCCCTTCTGTGACCAGCCCGATGCGCCCTCAAGGGTTTCAGTGATCGACCCGTCACCCTCGGCAATGGCTTGCGTAATGTCTACACCTTGCCAAGTGATTACCTCACGGTCGATGCTGTATGTTGCGTCGAACGACGGCGCCATTGGCCGCTCCTTTCTGCTGGCGAAACTGTGCCTACTGGCTACCGTTACGCCGTCTGATCATCGCCAAAGTTCATTCTCATCACGATCACGACCTTCTGAATAGCCCCGTTGAAGGTGGCCTTATTCATGGTCGATGTCAGGCGCAGGATGCGTGCGGCCTTGTCTGCCGCAGAGATGCTGGCAATCGGCGGCGCGAATACGAACGGCTCGAATCCAGGATCGCCGAGGAAGTGCCCGTTGCGCACGCCGTTATTCAGCACCCCCTGCACGGCGTTGACAAACTTCAAGATGCCGGCTTGGTCGAAACCGATCTTCGTAGGAGTGCCGACCTGCAACCGCAAGATCGCTTCTTCGGTGCGGCGCACAAACCAATCGATCGACGTCGTAATATCGGCGTAGTACGGAGGGCCTGCCGGAGTCTGCCCGTTCCAAATGAACGAGAAGCCACGCTTACGTCCGTGGTAATTGCCTTTGCCATTGACGATGGCCAGCGCCTGCGGCGTAGACAGCGGCGAGTACGGAGCGATCGAAAGCTCCTTGTACGCCAGGGCGGCAGCGCCGGACGGCTCGTCCAGTCGAAACCCGCCCATACGAGAAGCGACGGCGCCGTCTTTGTATCCCGTAGTGCCTGCATCAAACTGGTGATACATCAGGATCGACCGACGATACGCGCCTGCGTCCAGTTGCCCCATGATGTCGATATCGGGATTCACCAGCGTGATGGTACCTGGCGCAGGGGCAGACTGAGAGATCACGCCAGTAGCGAGCCCGCGCGCCAGCGTGATCGTAACTACAGCGCCTAACACGGTGGACGCAGTTACGACGTTGGCCAGCGTGGTAGGAATGAGAGCATCGATCGCTGCGTCGATTGCGGTAGCGAGAGCTGCATTAGTCGCAGGCACGCCAGCCACGCGCGACACGGTAACGACCACAGGCGCCAGCAAGCCGAACCCGGTAAACGTGATTACGTAGTCGCCATCGGTAGGCGTGCCGCCGACGGTGGCCGTATGAACGGGTCCCGTGCCATTCAGGAACGAGCCGTCGGCTGATTGCCAAATACCGAATTTCAGCGAATCGCCGTTTCGGGATTCGCACCACGTAGCGGCCTCGAGGATATCGGCAGCTTCGCGGGATTCGATGTTGACCAGATAGAACGCCTCGGAGTCTACAGCCTCGATCGCATCCAGCGACGAGGTAATATCAGCATCGCCTGCATCGATGCGGCCCACGTAAATCTGCTTGATGGGACCGTTGGGCTGGCCAAACACAGTAGCCGCCCATGCATTGATTTCAGGGGCAGCCGTCGACGTGAACCCAGCGGCCGCCAATTCCGTTGTCGATGCATACGGGCCGTCGAGGCGGTTGCCCGTGATTGTGTGCGTAAATGCGCCCATGAGAGAGCCGAAATTGAATGACTCGCCTAGCGCACCCTCGACGAGTACGGATACATCTACATGTTGCGTGATCGGTGCGGCCATTAGCGTGCGCTCCTGCCCCGTTTACGGGCCCGGCTAAAAAGAAAAGTCTACGTCGACCACTACGCCGTCAATCGATGCAGCGATACGCCCTTGGACATTCTCGATCGGATCGATCGGCCTAGCCGTCGCGCCTAGCATGATTGCCTCGAACACGAACGCCGCTCGCGATTCCCAGTAGCCGCCAGCGATGGCGGACAGGTCAGTGATTGCCGCGTTACGTGCGCCTAGCCCAATGCCGTACTCGCGCAAATGTTCCGACACTGCGTCGGTCAATAGGGCATGCTGCGCGCCGGCGGCCAGCGACTGCGCATCCATCGGCGGTCGCCCGAACGCTTGCAATTCAATGCGCATCATATACAAGCCGGCGGTCAGAGACAGAATCTCGCCCGAGTCTGCGACGTCGGCACTAGCGACGCCAGCGCCTGACACGTGCCACAGGCCGCCTAGGGACATCGGTACCAACGTCATGCTATCGGACCCTAGCGGCACGGCAACAATGCCTGGTTCCCCAGCAAGCGCGCTTAGCAGTGCGTCTCGCACAATCTCGGGCGTGTCTCCTGCTCCGACGTCATACCGGAATCTGATCTTGTTGACCTCGACGATCGCCGCATCGCCTTCGACGATAGCCACGGCCGGCGCCACGGGCGCGATCGTGATCGTGGCATCGTCAATCCGCGGCACGTGCCAGCCCCGCGCCCGTGACCACTTGTGCGGGCTAGGCCCGCTCAGGACCTGCAGGGAGCACCAGGCCGCGGGAAGCGCATCCCTAGCGGGGTTGCCGCGCCCCCAAGAGATCACGACAGGCGCAAGCGCCAAGGTGAGCGCAGCGTAAAGCCCGGCGCGTAGCCGGTCCAGCCGCACGGGAGCTGTGTAGTTAGCTGGCGCTTGCCCGCCGCCGAAGAGAAGCAGGCTCATGCCACCCGTCGCTCAATCATGGCGCCACCGCTTCTACTAACTCCGCATCCCCGATCCAAACACCGCCGGCCGCATCGTACGGCTCGACATTGATCACGCGCCAGGTTCCCCCGGCGTAAAATAGCCGATCGCCTGCGACGATTTCGATCGCGGTGTAGCAGCGCTTGCGTTGCACCTTACGGTCAACCTCGCCGCGAGTCAGGTCAAGAGAATCGCGCTTTTGCGAAGTTGTAATAGCGATAGGGTCAAATAATAGCGCAGTCGGCGCACCCTCAACCCATACCCCGTCAACATCTTGCGCCAACGCAGGGCGCTCTCCGGACACAGGTCCGACGCTGAAATTGGCAACAAGGTCAGGCGACGAGAACGGCGTCATTTTACCGACGGCCCTTCTTCCGCAGTCGCACTCCCTCGCACCACGCGCCAGTGCACCGACCGGCGCAATAGCCCCGTGTCGATCAACGGGTGATCGCTACCCTTGCGCCGGACAGTCTCAGGCGCATTGGGCTTAGCCCATCCAGGAGACTCGTCGATTGCTCGCACGACCAGCGCAGCCATCGCCTGTGCGACGCGCCGGCACGCGGTAGGCGCCTTGCGGTTCTTCGACGTGATCGCCGCGGACTCTGCGCGCAAGACCGCCTGCACTTCGCCTACGCTGCGCAGCGCGTGGCGCACGAACGGACGCGCCGGTATGCGCGCCGTACCAAACTCCTGGATGGCCGCAATCTGCGCAACCGATCGCCCGTTAGGATACTGCCCCTTGATCACCATCGCGGCCTTTAGCTCGCCGAGCTTGGTCAACTCGCGCAAAATCGAGCGAGAGAATTGCAACGAGCCCTTGATTTCTGTTTTCGCATCGGCCATTACTCGCGACCCGCCACGCCGTAGCAACGGACTAGTGACGCTAGCATTGACTCGTACATGCGACCGAAACGTGTCGACGAATACCCGCTAGTGCCGACGATCGTAGCAGCCACGGCGTATTGCTCGGTCATCTTGTCGAACGTGCGCGTAACCAACGGGCCAGACTCGCCGCCACCTGTCACCGTGTTACCAGCCACCGCGAGGAAATGCGCGGACAGAAACGCATGCCCGAAACTGGCCTTGCTCCCCCATACGCCTAGATCGATCGTGCTACCGGCCGCCTCCATGAACAACGCGACCGTGTCAGGGTCCATGGTCACAGCGCCAGGGAACACCGCCTCTACCTCTGCGATAGTCGCCAAGCGCTGCGCCATGGTCCCTCCGACACGACCGCCTACCGGACTAGGCTTACAGCCCGGTCAGCATGACCATTGACCGAGGAGCCGGCGAGTAGCATCCACCGAATCGATTGCGCACGATCACGCGGAATGCCATGGCAGTAACTTCTGGCGGAAGAAATTCAAAGCGCACCGGAGCACGAACCGCAACCTTGGTCGGATCGTTGCGGTAGAAGAATGCCTTGCCGCTCGGCAAGTGCCGCTCCCAGTCCCAACGCGCAATCTCGGGGTATGTCGAGCGCAGAAGATCCAGCCGCGACCGCGTACCCTCTGGACCGTACGGCTGGCGCAAGAGTGTCCACTGCTGACGAGCGAAGAGGACCGTATCCGACTGCTCTACCCCGGTAGTCAGATTCAACTGCGCGTCAATCGCTGCGCCGACGTCGGCGACAATCTCAGCACTGTCCGCAGTGGCCCACGTTCCGACGGTCGCCGCGACAGACATCCCACCAGGGTAGGCATACAGCGACGGCCAGCCGGCCCCAGGCACGCCGTCTGCGATGTATGAATCAAAGTCCTCATCTAGTTGCTCTCGCACAGCACGCGCCTTTTCCGCTACCAGATCGAACGCGCCTTGCATCGCCGAGGCATCGAGGTCGATCATCGTGTAATCGAACGACCGAGCCACGGTGTGCACGGGCTGGATCTTCTGCGCGCCGCGAAGTCCGATGCCCTTCACGTTGTCTCCCGACTCCGAGACGATGCCGCTGGCTGCGTTGACGCCCGTGCGGTCTAGCTCGTGCCAGCCGAAAGCAAGCTGACCGCGATCACCTTGCGTCACGATCGTGATCAGCTCGCCCGACGCGAAACGCGCAGCGGGATACTTGTGCGCAAACAGCCCGGCGATCGTGTCACGAACGAGGTCCTCTACGAAGATCGAGGACGAGGCCGCCGCGCCCTTGAACGCGCTGCACGCGCGGTAGGCGTCCGCAGCGCGCCCCTGCAAGATCGGCCCACGCCCGTGCGCAACGCGCCATGCGTGCGCAGCCTCGACAACGGAATCGGGGGTCAGGTTATACGGCTCTTGGAATTCCATTGAATGTATCTCCGTCGAGGCGACGCCTCGGTTAGGTTACGGCAGCCCAAGGAGTCGAACGATCGACCGACCAGCGCCGGTCGTGGCGCGCCTAAAGATCGCGTTGATGGCCACCGCGTCGCCGCCGTCCGCATCGGCTCGAAGCGCACCGGCAACCTCAGCACCGGTCGCGACTACGCGGCAAAACACGGCGCCGTTGTAGGTCACGGCGCCTTCGACGTCGCACCAGTAATCACCATCTTTGGCCATGGGCACAGCCGACCCAGCGGCGTAGCCCTCGGCATTGTCGATGAGCCCGCCACGCGGATTGATCTCCGCATCATTGCGGATCACGAACCCGTCGATAGCGGCAGCCAGATCGCCAGCGGTCGGTTGACGGACAGTGCCCCCCGACAGACTCACCGCACCGATTCCAATCGGCAACGTCGCGCGATTGGGATCGACAGTGAGCGCAGCCACCATGTTGCCAGGTCCGGGGTTGCTCGGGAACGAGACACCGTATAGCGCGGCGAATTCGACGAACGTCAGCACCACAGTAGTGGCGGTATCGACGGCCGAGACGATCCCCGACAGTGCAAGCTCTGCATTGACCGCGGCGCGCAACCCCGCGGTGATCTGCGCGACGGTCAAACCCACCGCCACAAACGAAACATCGACGAATGACCCGTCGGGCGAGGTGATGCGGATCGTATATGTACCGTTGTCGAAATCCGACACGGTGATCGTACTGACCTGCGCCTGTCGCGGGTATAGCGCAGAGTCGACGTTGCCCGGCGGTGTGCCTGCCAACTGTCCGGGCAATCCCTGCGTCGGCGGCGTGTAGTTTAGCTGTGGCGACATGATCACTATCTCCGACGGCGCGTCATGCGCCAGCAAAAGGAGCACCGGTTAGGCGCGTCGTGCCTGTGCAGCGATAAGCGCCAGGCGCATGCTCTCCAGCGTCTGAGGAGGGGCCGTAGGAGACGCGCCAGCCGCCGCCGACACCTGCGCAGCGGCTGTGCTGGCAGGCGCCAGCGGAACCGCCATGGCGGCAGCGTAGCTCGCCTCGACGTACGCGGCGTTACCGGCGGTCGCAGCGTCTGAGACGCTCTTGGCCATGCCCGGCAGAATCTTGCCGACTACTGCGGACATCACGACCAGATCGGAAGCGCCGGCCGGTGGAGCGTACTCGGCACCCAGCACGGCGCGCGCTCGCGACAGTAGCGCAATCCTGGCCTCGATACGCTGCCCTTCGGTCGCGTCGCGTGCGGCAAGCTGCGCCAGCGCAGTCTCTGTGCGAGCCCGCTCCGTCTGCATAGCCGCGTCCGCAGTCGCGCGCGCCGCATCCGCAGCGGCCAGGCGCGTCTCGAGGTCGATGACCTTGGTATCGGATCCACATGTGCATGCCATTGCGGGCGCTCCTGCGGTTACGACGGGTGTAGTTAGAGACACTCGGCACGACGGGCCGCAAGCCCCTCGATGCACGAGCGCAACGTGGTTAGGCTCAACTGCGGTCACATCCCAATCGTGCGTCTTTTTCTTCGACGGCGCACGCGAAAGGAACGCACCTATCGACAATTCGCGCTTGCCGGATCGAATTGCATCGATTGATTGCTGATCAGTAATCGTCAATGATGCTAGCAAATGCCCGTCCGACGTAGCAGCTACAGGACCGGACACAAATCCGACGGCTACGCTACGCGCATTTGCGGACGTGACAGGGATAGTGCGTCCGTCGGGCAAGGTCGGATGTTCGTCCGTGACGACCTGTGCCGCCCAATCGGACAGCGCCGCCGAAGAGAACAGCGCCTCGGGGGGGAAACTGTGCCGCTCGCCAGGCCCGAGGTCAACGATCCCGGTACGCGCCAGGACCGCAGGCACTACCAGGTACCCATTGGCAGTGGTCCTAGAGGCTGCATGGTCCAGCGTCGCCCCCAATGCGACCAGGGCTTGCCCGGTCTGTTCCGGATGCGGTAGAGTCATTGCTCCCTTAGTGACGCATGTAGTTGTGCGTGCGTCAAGGAAAATTAAAAGGGCCCTGACACTCGCATGTCAGGGCCCTAGACTCACCCCTACCCCAGGGAGAATCGTGCCCAATCTACCCCAGCTAACCATAACTGTCTATCCCAATCGTTATGCCACCGACCAAGGCGTATCGGAAACGCTCTCGTGGTCGACGCTCACAACGTACTGCGCGCATCCTGAGATACTGCCCGATGGCGGCAAAGACCGATTGTCGTTCTGGCACGGCGCCCACCTGCGCCCGGGCGGGCGACGCTGCAATGCGGACGTCCTAGATGTATCGGTGCTATTCCTGGATATCGATCCATGCGCAGCATGCAAAGCCGGTAGACTGTGCAGATTCAATGCGCACGCCCAGCACAAACTATGCGGCGGGCTAGCTGCATCGATCGCGCGCATTCGGCAATTAGGCATCACTGCCTGTGCATTCCCCTCGCCGTCAGGCGCTGCGGATCGCGGACGAATTCTAATACCGCTAGCTAGGCCGGTAGCAGCGCAGCATTACGTGCAGCTATGGCGCATAGTCAACATGCACCTAGGCGGTACGTTGGATCGGCAGACTAGCTCGCCGTCTCACGGGTACTACACACCGGCTATAGCCGACACGTCGCGATGGTACCTGACACAGCTATGCCCAGACGGCACGTGGCTTGACCCATATCAATTCGATCTTGCCGACCCAGATAAACCGATACGAGCCCCTACCGACCACGAACTAGCGCAATTCGATCATGTCACGATGGAACGGGCAGTAAGCGAGCATGCCCGCACGCTAGCGCCTGCGCAGGCTGGCGAACGGCACGGCGCACTATTTCGACTAGCACAGTACTGTCGAGACTACGCCCTATCGATCGACAGGACGAGGTCCATAGTCATGGACTACAACGCTACGTGCAACCCTCCGGAGCGCATCGACGTCATAGACAAGGAGATACTATCGAACATCGACCTATATAGACGCAATGCCGTTGGGTGCGCTATCGCGTCCTCGGCTAAGATATACCGCGACCACACAATTACCAATGCCAGGCTGCTATCAATATTGGCCGAGCGTGCGGACTATGTCTACGAATACGGCGGTCGACTGTGCGAGCTTACTCCGGACGATGAGTTTGCACCGATGGAGCGACCTAGGCTGCACTCACTGCTTACGCACTTCGCGCATTGCTTCGCGTGGAAAGCGCCTAAGAAGGAAGGCGATAACGGATATTGGGAACGTACCGTAGTGCCGCAATGGGTCGCAGAGGAGATATTGTCCATGCCTGTGCTACCTAGCGTGCGCACTGTACGCGGCGCAATATCCGCTCCTGCCATGCGCAGCGACGGCACCATACTAGCTACGCCAGGATACGACAGGGCCACTAGATCGGTGTATTTGTCGGAGCACGTAGAGATCCCTGCATCGCCAACACGCGATGATGCTGTGTCGGCACTCGCGGCAGTGGAGCACGTGTTTCGGCAATTCCCGTGGGACGGCCGTGTGTCAAGAACAGTGTACACAGCATACCTACTAACCGCCGTAGCGAGAGATTTTCTCGACGGCCCAGCGCCAATCGGCGTATTCGACGCTACAAAGAAACAGTCCGGCAAGTCGATGTTGGCGGATTGCATTTCGATCATACAGCGCGGTAGACGGGCAGACGGCGATCGCTGGTCGAGTGATGATGATAGGATGAATACGAAGCTACATAACCGATGCGCCGCCGACGGACGCTTTGTGCTATTCGACAACGTTAGAAACGGCGCCGTGCTGGAATCAGCGGCACTCGACGGCGCATTGACAAAAGGCTCCATTACCGAACGCCGGTATTTTACACAACAGCCGTGGGATGTGCCATTTCATCCGATCGTAGTCATCACAGGCAACGGGCTATCGATCGGTGGCGACTTGGCTCCCAGGGCGCTATTCTTGCGACTAACCCCTCCAACCGATGCACCAGAGGAGCGTACGGACCTCGCAGAACCGCAGTTGTTCGATTACGTGCAACGCCACCGCCTGCAGCTTTGCGGCTCTCTATTGACCGTGTGGCGCGCCTGGCTGACCGCCGGTAGGCCAGGGCAAGTGAAGCCGTGGGCGACAGTCGCAGGATGGACTCCGGTGCGGCAGGTACTGACCTGGCTAGGCAGGCCGGACCCGGCTGAATCGCGCAGGCAATTGATAGACCGAGACGCTGGTCATGACATGCACAGACGTATGCTAGACTGGATCGCTGCGCACGGGCCTATCCTAGGCAACGATCTGCTAACGACGTTGCAACCAAAGCGCGGTTTTGCGGGGGCGCAAATCAAAGACACGGACGAACGCGCGGAGCTGTGGGCCGCTATTTGCCACGAAGCGCAGGAGAAAGGGGCGGACGTCGACGTGCGCAAATTAGGATGGATCCTGCGGAGGCTACGTGACGCTGTGCTAGATGGGCGGGCGTTGCGGAGAGATGATAAGGGCCGATGGCTGGTAGATACTGCAGCAACTATCGACGCTACTCCAGAACGCCAGCCCACTTAGCGAAGATCGATTGCGGGGTCAACGCTGCGTTGATTCGGCGCAGCACGATCTGCAATTCATCGTCCCCTACAAACGCGACTGCATAATTAAACGCGCCGGCGAAATTACCTGCCACAGCGCCGCCATACGCAGACTCTATTACAGATTCGACACCCTGTGACCGTCGCAGTAGTACAACCTCACAACTGCCTATGCCAGACGAACCGCCACGGAACACGGTCACCGTAAGCATCTTGCCGGCCGGAATTGTGTACGTGATGTCGTCGGAGCTAGAGCCCGCCACTACGCCATACCCTGTCTGCAAAATCTGTGTGCCCCGAGTCGGAGCATAGTCAGACGCGTTCGCCACTGCCATTAGCTAACCTCATACAGTACAGAGTAGTGGATAATGGCTGTGCCAGATCCTGACGCGCGCACGAGCTTGATCACGGCGTCTCCGACGGCCGGAGTAGTCGGCGCACTTAGCACGTTAGGCAGCGTGATGCCAGTATTGACCAACGCTGTGACCTCTACAAAGCCAGCCGCAATCTTTGTAAAACCACCGCCAGCTACTGTGCAATCTATGCGAGCTGGCAACGCGGAGTAGCTGTACGATGTTTGCGCAAATGCGTTGTCCTGCGCTAACACCGATCCGAATCGCAGGTATGCAATCGTAGCATTCGTGCCATCGATAGCCAGGATGATCCCAAACAGAGATAGCCACATGGCAGACGCGCTACTTTTGATCAGCACGCCATCAATGGTGGCGACCTTGATCCCATCGCCCGCTACATGTTTGTACGCGCCAGAGCCGTTGTCTCTATCGATCATTAGCAGGAACGTCTGAGCGGCGGCGACATTCAACGCAGCGTAATCTACGTCGACAAGCTCAGGCAGACGAACGCTGGCGGCGTCTTTCGTTAGCAGCGTGCCGTCGGCGGTATCCACGAGCAAAAACTTCGCGGCGCCTAACGCGTCGCGAGCAGCCGCGACCCATGCTGTGACTCGAGTACGAATATTGTGTAGTGGGTCGTGGCTCATGAGAGCCGAGGATAGCTGAAGATAAGGAGGGAGCAAAGGCCCGCAAACGCGGGGGAGGCGAAGCCTACAGGGCGGCGGACAACTGAGCCCGCGGGATGCCGAGGAGAGAGCCCTTGGCCGTGGTCAAGAAAACGTAACCGTTGGCCTGCTCCATGACCTCGTGCGGCCCGTCGCCGAACATTTCGCGCCAGCGCTCCGCGAATCGCGCCTTGAAGACGCAGCTATCGCCAACATCTAGCGACGGCTTGCGGCCTGCGCTCTGCCGCGGCAAGCGGAAATCTCCGGGCAACATATCCAGGCCATCGGCAACTTCGGTAAGCCGCGTGTCCAGCGCAGCACGGGCCGCCGCAAAATCGTCCCCCAGCACATCATCACACCGCGCCAGGCGCAGTAGCTCGATAGATCGGACGCATCGCGCCATGCCAGCGATCACGCGGTCGCGATGCGGCGTAGCCGCCGCGCGCTTGCGCCTCTCACGGGCCGCACGATTGATCGGGCTATCGCTAATGATCTTCCGGCCAGCCTTAGCTGGCGTTTCCGCCGCATCACTGCCCTTCTTCCGTCTCGACATTTTGACTCCTTGGTAGGGGTGAGCACGATTGCCGTGCGTTTGTCGACGATAGCTATACGCTACAGATTGTCAAGAATAAATCACACGCCGCGCAAAATGGCGCCAAGCGTGCCGAAGACCTGCGCGAACAACGCGGACTGATCCACCATGCCGGGCACGTACACGATCAGGTTGTGGTGCGTCGGGCTCTTGCTCCGCTGTCCGGTCACCGGGTCGCAGAACGCGATCCTCTGCCGCGGCGCGCAGATCACGAACGCGGGATCGGCTATCGATGGGCCGGTTCCGATTTGCGACGAGCGCAACAACTCCGCATTGAATGCTACGAATATCGCATGTCGCAGGCGCAAGCGCATGCGATACCAGGCGAGCGCATTCCAGAATAGCAGCGCTTGCGATTTCCGGCAGACTAGCCCCCCAGGCGGATTCAGGAACACGCTACAATCGTGAGGCCATTCGTCCGCATTATCGATTCCGAGCCAACGCCCAGCCTGCACGACCTGTTGCGCCCGCTCATCGCTCGCGGGATCTAGATCGATAGTGCCGAGTACAGATCGCGCCATCTCGACCAGCCATGCTGGAGTATGCCAGTCTGGCCTATTGGCGCTATGCAGTACATTAGCGCTCATTCGATCAACGCCTCTGCCGCCGCGAGCGTGGCCAGGGCGCGCGATGCGGCCAACCCCTTGACCGCTTCGAGGATCGTACGCAGCGCATCCAGCTCGTGCGTATTTGCCCGAGGGCGCCCTGGGGGCCGCCGCTCCTCCTCAGCGGAGACATCCGCGGCAGGCGCGGCAGGCGCGGGCTCTGTCGCCGCCGTGGGCGCTACCTGCGCGGCGCGCGGACGGCCTGGGCCGCGCTTGGGTGCAGCGGGGACATCAGCGGCGGCTGGCGCGACATGTACGGCGGGCGCAGGTGCAGGTGCAGGTGCAGGTGCAGGTGCAGGTGCAGGGGGCGGCGCTGCATCGTCCGTAATACCGGCGCGTGCTTTCAGCCGGGCGAGCACTTCCTCTTGAGTAGCCATGATCGACTCCTTCGCCGCCGTCTCGGCGGCACGTTTGCTTTTGCGATTCGCTCGTGCGAATGCAGATCGTATTATCGATTGACCGCTAACTGCTGGCTGGCATTCATTCCTGTAGGGGCATCCTCCGTACTGATCGCACGCGTCGGTGTTGCGCACAAACGCATCGTCCGATCCGCTAGCGACTGCCGTAGATATCTCTAGGCCAGTGACATGCAGAGTGCGCATGTCGCTCTCTATTGCCGCTGTGTACCTCATGACCTCGACGATTTTTGACGCTGGGCACTTGGTGGCCTCGACATATATCCACTGCGATCGCACGGGCTTGTGGTGCGCGACCCACAGTGCATAGGCATAGATTACGCGCTGCGGGTCGGCCGTCAGCTCCTCGGTAGTGCGCGCCCAGATCAGATCGCTAGTGGTTTTCAGATCCACCAAGCGCGTCTCGTACTGCGCCGGCGACCAAACTATGTCAGCGTATCCGTGGTATTCGATTGGCCCGATCGAAAATTCCAGGTGTCGCTGAAATTCGATCCTCTCTTTGCCCGGCGCTGGCAGGTGTTGCGCCGCCTCGAGAGCCCAGCGCCCCTCGGCAAGTTCAAGGTCTATCTGTCCCCCCTGCAGGTACCGCACTAGCTGGGCCTCGACGTCCAAGCCGCGCCGCATGGCGGGCGTCTGCGGAGTCTCACGCCCGAGCAAGTACCTATAGTAGTAGTACTTCCCACACCTTCGCCAAGCGCCCAACCTAGCCGGGGACAGTCGCATCCCTCATCCATCGCACGCCCACGACCCCAGGTCAACTATTATTTCCACAATCTAACCCCATCTAACAATTCCAGCTACACTAGGGCTCGAGCTGCGCCCGGCCAAGGTCCAGCGCAGGGCCAGCGCAGGGCCGGCGCAGGGCCAGCGCAGGGCCGGCGCAGGGCCAGCGCAGGGCCGGCGCAGGGCCGGCGCAGGGCCGGCGCAGGGCCGGCGCAGGGCCGGCGCAGGGCCGGCGCAGGGCCAGCGCAGGGCCGGCGCAGGGCCAGCGCAGGGCCAGCGCAGGGCCAGCGCAGGGCCAGGGCTCGAGCTGCGCCCGGCCAAGGTCCAGCGCAGGGCCCCGACTCATCGCCCCAAGTCATCACTTCCGCCCCCCTTTCTGACCTCTCGTCGCTGCCGAAAATGAGACAGGCGTGACTTGGCAGGCGATTCCAGAACGATACTATAGGCCTAGGCGTGATTCGGGGTCGTTTTCCAAGTCATAGTCATGCTTCCCCTGGCGGGACCGGGCGCAGGTGCGCCCGGTTTAGCGCCGCTTGGCACGGGTTTTTTCCCTAATGGCCATGTAGGTATATTCCATACAAGATCAAAAATCTAGCAACTAGAAAGTATGAGTATGACTTGGTCTAGAGGATCGTCTGAGAGGGTTTGTCGCAAAACGCATCGTTTTTACCACGCCCGACGATGACGCGCCGCGTCAATATCACCATTCCCATAGGGGCCGATCGATGACTTCCCGGCCAAGGTCCAGCGACGGCGACGCGCTGCGTCAAAGTCATGACTTGCGCTACATTGTCCAAGCATATCGGCACCTTGCAAATTCCCCCCTCTTCCGACTGCCTGCCCCGAGCAAGTCATTTTTCCCTCAATAGTAGGTACGTGTAGGTAACCGCGGCCCACGCTTGCGCGGGGTTCCCTACATTTCCTTACAGGTAGTTTTTAGTACGACGTCAATTAATTAACGGAATCAAACATCGCTGATTGCCGGTTGCGGACGTAGGTGTTACACCTACATCGTCTTGCGCGGGTCTTGGGCTATGTCAAGGTCCGGTCAGCGATATCAGGTACTTAGCGCATTCTTAATTATTTATCCGAATATCCTTGACATTTATTGGGGCCGGCGCTAAGCTCTTTGGCATGGGGCAAGCGCCCCGGGAGACTGCGATGACGCGCTGCGCAATGGCCACGCTACTCAAGGAGCCAACAATGACCCGACCCACTACCGCCACCACCCCGATGCTCCCCGCCGACCGCTGGCCCGACCTGACGCTCGTCGCCCGGGTCGAGGTCGACGGCGCCGACTACGTAGTGTACGCCGACGGACTCTGTACCTGGGCCGTCGACGAGCTGACGTGGGACCTGGAGACCGAGGAGGTCGACTACTCCGAGTGGTGCGCCGGGTCCGGGGCCGGGGTCGCCGACGAGGTGCTCTGCAGCCAGATCGCCGCTGCGGCCCGGCTGGACGGCATCTACTCCTGCGGCTCGGCCGTTTGGTGTCCAGCCGCCAAGGCCTGGACCTACGCCGGCTACTGGAGCGCGGTACTCGGCGACCTCGATGCCTCCGGGATTGTCGTCGAGTTCGACCTCGCACCCTGGCGGCGGAAGTCCTCCCACGACGAGGGCTGGGCGAGGCGGAAGTAGCGTCCTGGCGCGCCGGTGGGGAGAGGGGTGACCTGCCCTCGTCGTGGGAGGACTTCCACCGCCAGGCGCTCGACGAGCTGAGCGCCGTGGAGCCCGGGACCACCGACGAGGAGACCACCGAGGGACTGCTCCCATGACCCGCTACCGCCACCTGACCCGCGAGTCACGCTACTGGGAGCGGCTCCTTTGGCTGCGGATCGCGCGGATCGACGTGCTCCTCGCACGGGCCGCACAGCTGCGCGAGCGGCGGCGGAAGAGGCGGAGCGACATCTTGCCTCATGTCTAGAGGCTCCACCGCAAATTGCAACGGCGGCGGGCGGCGTCATGCATGCTCTATGCCAAGGCGCACGCGCTAGCTGGCATGCCGTGAATTTTCACACGCGATTTCGATCGCCTGGGGGCAGTGCGGCCCCCCGGGTTTTTATGCCCGGCCGGTCCCGGACATTTGCCTACATGTAGGTGTTCCACGTGGAACATTAATTTCATTTGCCTACATGTAGGTGTTCCACGTGGAACATTAATTTCATTTGCCTAC